TTACAAGGTTGAGAATAATTGGTGTAGTCGCAGCCACAGTAGCAATAGCAGCAGTAGAGACAACAGTGCTAAATTCTGGGAGGTACTGATCTTTGAAAGCAACGTCCTCATACAAGGTAGTGCATATAGTTCCATCTTCGCTTCTTTTGTGCCCTACAACACGTTCCAGCTTCTTTTCGTTACGAAAATCTCCAACTCTCTGATCTTTTTTACCAGGACACTCTACAAATACATCTTCTTTCTTATCTTCTTTTGGTATCTCGGCTTGAGGTGGTTTGCCTTCTGGTAGTTTTTTTGGTTCGTCATTAACAACAGCAGCTTCCTCAACAATAATCAGTTGATCTGCCTGATAATTCATTGGAATAAAAGACGGATATGGACAGTTACTTACAACTCCGTTTGGATCGTCTATTAATAAATTTCTATTGCCAGTATTTTTTGTATCTCGATGAAAATATTTACAACCTATGGTTTCTACATTTAAAGGTTCATATCCTGGTAACGATACTTGTGGAACATAAACTTCTGGTATCTGTATCTCTGGAATATGAATCTCAGGTATCCTGATCTCTGTCATGGTTTGGATAGTAAACCTCTACATAGGATTCACATTTAGGACAGGATAGATTTGTAACCATTGAATATTCTTCGGCAAGTATAGGCTTGAGTTCATCAACACTATGATCTCCACCCCAGATTAGTTCTGTCTGACAGTGCCAACAGTTCATAATTTCATCTTAGGTAGAGCTATAGATGGTCCAGTTGTTTTTGGTAATGCGTTATTCATCACATTGGGAAGCATACCTTTTACATTACCCATCACCTGATTCATTATCTTTGCCTTGAACTGCTCAGATGTTACATACTTATATCCAAAGTACCCTCCACCTATAACTGAAGTTACCATTATGAATGAGAGGATACTCAAAACATTTGCTATTTTTTGAAACATGATTAAAGAAGTTCTTAATAAGATGGTAGCACCACTTACATTTATGACGCTATTTCTTCTGGTTGGGTTAATGCCTCTGTATCTGATGGCTGCGATGCTTCGGGTGTCTCTTGAGTCTCCAAAATCTGCTGCTCCAAAATCTTCATTGCACCAGTAATTTCATGGTACGCAATACTTAACTGGTCACGTTCTAGTGCTAGCTGTTTTAATTTTTCCTGTAGATTCATAATTATTCGTAAACTTTTTTACCTGTGACAATAGCAGCATCAATCGCTGTAAAATCTTCAGTTGTCCAGATAGAGGTTGTTTCATCAAGTTTTTTGTAAGCCTTGATAATTTCAAGATGCTCTACGTTTCTTTTAATACGATCTTTCCATGCTGCATCTGTTTCATTAGCATTTGCAGATGTATCAGTATTAATTAAAGTCACGCTATCACCAGCAGTTGAAAAAATCTTAGCGATTTCATCAGCAGTTCTTTCTTCCATAATTAAAAATAGATTTGTTTACAGTTTACCCTGCTTCAAGGGCTGTGACTTTTGTTGATAATTCTTTGATTGCTTGAACCATAGCGGGTATAAGATTACCATATTTTGCTTCTAATCTATCTGGATTATCTTCTAAAACTAAATCTAGATAGTCATAATCTTTTTGAGCCTCTTGGAGTTCTTGTGCTAAAAATCCTGCTCGTGTTGTACCATCTTTACCATTTCCATCTCTTGTCTGCCATTTGAATTTAACAGGTCTTAAAGAATTTAAGAATGACAATCCAGAGGGCAAGTCTACTACTTCAGTTTTATCTCTAGCATCCGATAAACCAGAAATAGAAGTATCATTGCAACGTAAACTATTAATCTGAGAGTTACCTAAAGTTACTGAAGTATTTGTTGTAGCACTTGCGGGTTCAGAGTCATACCCAACGCAAATGTTATTACTGCCTGTTGTAATAGTAGTGCCTGCACCTGCCCCAAGAATTGTATTTTCTATTCCAGTTGTACAATTTAATAATGCTTGATATCCCAACGAAACGTTTCTATAACCAGTAGTTACGTATCGTGAATTATTAGAGCCTACTGCTGTGCATTGGTTTGAAACACAACTGTTTAAAGCAAAATGACCAACTGCCACACTATGCTCGTGTGTCTGTACAGAACTTAAAGCTCCGTCACCTACGGCTACATGAGCTACTCCTGTAGTGAGAGCATCTAAGGCAGTATGTCCGACTGCTGTGGCATATCCAGCAGTGCTATATCTTAAAGCGTTATATCCAACTGCTGTTACTTGAACACCTGTTTGATTAGCGTAAAGAGCATCTCTACCTATAGCAACAGTAAATGTTCCACTGGTACAACCAAAACCAGCATTTGAACCGAGAAAAACGTTGTTATTTCCAGTTGTGACTTCATGACCAGCTAGTCTTCCCAATGCCACGTTTTCATATCCAGTTGTCAAAGTGCTCAATGCTACGTGGCCGATAGCGCAGTTGTTTGCTCCCGTAGTGCAAGCATCAAGAGCATGAGAACCGACAACCGTATTATTTTCACCCGTTGTTATTGCTGTACCAGCACTATATCCAATAAGAACTGAATCACTGATATTTGTTGCGTGATCTCCAGCTTGATATCCTATGGCTATGTTAGATGTTCCAGCAGTAAGTCTAGTAAATGCTTCATAACCCACAGCAACAATACCTGTTCTATCTGTAGCCTCTTCTAGGGCTAAAGCACCAACGGCCACATTCTGCGTTCCCGATGTGTTAAGCGATAATGTTGCTTTTCCAAGAGCGACATTTGCACTGCCTGTTGTGGTTCTTCGCAAAGCCGAATCTCCCACGCAAACATTAGTACTTGCAGTCGAAGCGTCCTCTAATGCAAATATTCCAAGGGCTGTATTTTCATCACCACTTGTAATGCTATTTCCAGCATTTTGTCCATACAAAGTGTTATCATTTGCACTTGTACCACTAAAACTAGCACCCGCACCTGTTCCAGCTACAGTATTTCTTTGAGCATCACTTGTTACTCCTCCACCACCATCTGCAAATTCTAGTTGTCCTATAGCAGTTGAACCCGACCCAGATATACTTTTTACTTTTAAAAATTTATTAGCAGCAATTTGATTATCAGGTAGTTTTATAGTGTAAGACTGACTTGCAGAATGGTCAGGTGATTCTAGTTTTACACCATGACTATTTTGTGAACAGTTAAGTTGCAACTTTCCATTTGTGCTACTGCCATCGCCTTTTACTTCTACAAGACCAGTTCCATTAGGATTTAATTTTATATTGCCATTTGATGTTGAAGTATTTAACTCAAACGCTTGCAAATCAAGGTTGCCTCCGAGTTGCGGGGAAGTGTCATCAACTACGTTTGATATTCCACTCGCACCACTTAATGAACCCCAAGCACCATTATTGTATCCTTCAAAGGTATTAGTTTGACTATTGTGGCGTATCATACCCACTGCTGGGCTAGCGTCCCTCTGGGCTGTCGTTCCACTAGGTAATGTTATTGAAGAAGTTACATTGAATGTTGCTCTTGCAGTAAAAGTATTTGCAGTACTTAAAGAAGCAAGCCCTAAATTAGTTTGAGTAATATTCCCAATAGTTGTAAATGTTCCCGTTCCAGAACTAACAGCAGTACATATTTTCAATAAATTAGTTGATGAATCTATATGTGGTTGGAATTGAACTACGTTTCCTGCACCAGAAGGATCTCCACTCGCTGAATTTATTGTTCTTAATGCTGTAAAAATATCATTTATACCCGCACGAACTTCAGCACCCGTTCCATTCGCAACATTGAAATTATTATTGGTTTCTTTAGTGGTGCTATTAACTCTTGCCATTTTTACAATATTTTATTTTATCTTATCATCCCTTGCCAAATCCGACAGCTTGGTAACTGAAATTCCTATCAATAGAAGCATTTGATGAGTTTTTAAAATGAATTGTAAATCCAGTACCGCTAATATTTGATAGTTCAAAGAAATCTCCAGAGGTCATGTTTTGTGCTGTAATACCAACAGAAGGAATATTTGAATTTACACCTCCAATTTGAGAAGTTCCAGTAAAGAAAGAATCCGTAAATGTCACAACTTTAGCTCCTGCTCCAGAAGCGATAGATGTTGTACTTTGTTCAGTTCTTCTTTGAAAAGATGCTGTATAGCCTAATTCAAATACTCGTATATCTTGAGCAGTATCTTTACTGGTAAGATTTACTTTAAACTTAAAACCTCTTCCTTTATATGTTCCATTTGCAAAAGTCTGAAACCCAGTATATGTAGGTGATCCTGATGTTGGATCGTCTTGAGTAATTGAAACCAACATATCTGCATTAACTTCTGTTGCTGTAGCTCCGTCAAAATCCGTAATACTATCTATTAAACCTCTGGAATCAAATAAATCGTTAGGGTAAAATGCTTGAGTTAAAAAATGACGTTTTAAATCCAAACTAAATACTCCACCTAAATCTAGGAAAGAAGTTCCTGCTGCTCCTCCAAACTCATAACTACCAAGAGGAGATACACCTCCGATATCATCTATAGAATTTTCTGCATCAAAATCACTAATACTATCAAATTGTCCTTGACCTGACAGACTTAATGAATTAGATACATTATCAAAAGCTATATCAGTTTTTGTTCCTTGAAATTTAGGATTATCTAAATCTTCTCGTCTTGTTAATGCTACTAAAGGTGCAAGATTATTAGTATCAGGTAAATCTATAACGACACTTGCTTCACCAGCACTAAACCTACCTCCATCATCTTGAAACTTAAGAATATATTCTCCTTCTAAATAAGGAACTTCCGCAGTTGTCGTGTTACCAGCTAATGCTTCAATAAGATCTGTTGCATTTGAAAATGTACCTGTTCCATCTGTTTTCGTAGAGTGTCTTACATATACACGACCACCATGAGTAACATCTAAATCTACAGATAAATTCCAACGTAATCTTACTAACTTATCACTAATGGGTTCTGCTGTTAAACCAGTGACATCTCCAGGTACGGCAGTCTTTCCAAAAGCAGTAAACGTAAAAGTTGTAGGTTGAGCAGAGGGTTCGAGTGAAGAGTTTATACTAGATAGTTGAAATTGATACTCACCCTGTAAAGAATCTAGTATTTGAAATTCGGTGCTTTTTGATCTTAAAGTTATAAAATTACCATCATCTAATCTATAATTAAGCTCATATTCTATAGCTCTTGGAACAGAATTAAAATCTATATTTAATCTCGTTCTTGCAACTGTGCCATCTGTAAAAAACTCTTCTTCAACATTTGGTGCACCAGGAGCTTCCACCAGCTCATTTAATACCGTAATATTACGAACAGGAAGTGGAGAACCATCTTCAATAAACGCATATTTTCCTGCGTTATATGCTGTTGCGGTCACTGCATAATTATCTTTATCTTCAGTTATTCCAACAACTCTCCACGTTGTAGTCTGTAAAGTTGTATTCTGTAAAATCCAAACACTATTTGTATTTGGAGCAGTGCTAAATGGACTAGAAGAATCAACAGTTATTACTGCTCCTGATATTCCAGTAACATTTTTTGTTTCTACCGATCCATCAGGTAAAACAACACTAAGAGTTGGACTATTTGTTGCATCTAAATCTGTTTCCGTGGTGTTATCTACAGTGACAGTTGTAGTTGTAGCAGATTTTATTCTGCCTCCTCTTCTCAACCCTGCTCTTACTGGATCACTTACTTCAATAACCTGTCCTGGTCTGACTATTACTCCTTCTGCTAATCCAGTAGCAAAACTAATAGTTTCTGAGGAATTTTGTTCTTCAAAAAGTACAAATCGTCCTAATCTTCTAGCCTGATTTCTTGATGAACAAGCAAAACCTGTAATTTTTTTATGAATAATTCCATATTTATTTTTAGCAGCAGTATCTTCAACAGTTTCAAAATTTAATTCCTGATTCTCCATATCAAAATAAGATACGGAAACAACAGTTGATCTTGTTTTTAAGCTCGTTCCAGAATATAGAAATCCTTCAGCAGTTACATTTGACAGATTAAATAAATAACTGGCATCTGTAGGTCTATCTTGAGTTAGTGTCAGAGATCCTGCACTCCAAAATGTCATACCTCTCATCACAGAACTGAGAGCCATTACAGTTTTAAAGGCATCTCCTCTTTTCTGAAGAACTACATTACAACTAAATCTGGGTTCTTGACCTCCATCTCCATCATCAACTAATTCAGAAGAATAAACAGAAGCACTATAAAAAGCATATTTATCAAGTTGAGCCTCAGTGATATGTTCTCCTAGCCCATAGCGAGACTCTGTTAATAAGTTAAATAAGATCCACGCTGGATCGGAACACCAATGAGTTGTTGTAGTAAGTGTTCCATTAAATGTGCCGCTATAAATTAATCTTCCATTAGTTTGATCTACCGTTGCATTGTGTGGAATTTTTATCTTTACTCCACGTATCCTATACATTCTTTGAGGTACGCTAGAAAATTGTTCCGCATCAAGACGTAAATAAACATGAGCTATATCTGAGTAGGCTCTTTGTTCGTCAATTATTGTTGTGAGAGATGTCCATGAAAACGTATCTGTTTTTCTTTCACTTGTGCTATCAGAAGTAATCCGACCAACTTTTACTTGTAAGGGAAAAGAAGCGTTACTTTTAATTGGAATTACAAAGTCTCTACTATATGCGTTTCTTGATTTGCCTCTAATAGTAAACTCTGAGACCTGAGTTAAAATTTGACCAAAAAGACCGTCAGGTTGAATCGAAGTTTTACCACCTTGATTTTTGTCAAAACGAGAAACAGTACCATCGTTTTCAGTGATTTCTATAAATATATCAACGGTAGTTCCTAAATTCTTTCCATCTTTTTCATTAATATTGACAAGAGCATCAAAACGAACTGTGATTCTGATAGCATCAATATTAGAATCAGTTACAGTTCTTGTTACTGGTAATGCGTTGGTTACCTTTACTCCTACAGCTACTTCATTTTCAATCTGACTAATAGCTTTTATATGGGTTTGGTTAGACGTTCCAAATCGAGGTTCGAACTTTATTCTTTGAAAATTAAAATCAGAAGTTTGAATATTATTTGGATTTGCACTTGGTTTTATAATCGGTGTTTTATCTAAAAATATATCTTTCAAGGCTGCCTGAGAATAAGCATCAGTTCCTTTTGTTAATCCTGCTGCTGATGGAAAACCCTCGATTTCTCCTTCACTTATAACTTCAATAAGGTTGATAGCTTGCCTACTTTGAAGAGCATTTAAATTTATTATTGCTGTACCACCTCCACCACCAAACCACTTGAAAGGGTTTAGTTGAATTTCCTTTCGTCCTGCTCCAAAATGTATTTCAGGTATTTTAAACATAATTATCCTGAGTAATCGTCTGTATCAATACCACCAGACACCACCAGCGATCCAGTAAATATTTCACCATAAACAACAGGAATAGCAACACCAGCCCTTATCGTATTTTGTACTCCATTAAAAGTAAAACTAGATGGATCATCAGAATCCGCACCGACATCTTCTGTGGGCGTTAGCATTTGTGCTGCTCCTGATAGAGCTAAATACAAACCTATATTTGCTGCTGCTGTAACTAAAAAACTTGCTCCTGCCGTTCCAGAAATAAATCCACTTGT